CCCGAGGTACTGCTGAAGCAGGTTGAGCGACTCGTGGCCCGTGGGGTCGAAGACGTCGCGGCGTCGAAGAAGCATGGCAATTTCGTAGCCCGTGAGGGCACCAACCCCAAGTCCGGCGGTGGCGACGACCTCGAAGTCGTTCGCAACCTTTTCGCGGGCTAACCCAGTAAAGGAGTAAGGCAATGCCAGTTCTCGCAACCTCGGGAATCGACCTCCCGAAGAACATCGCCGCCGGCCTGTGGACCAAGGCCGTCACCGGGTCCGCAGTGGCCGCACTGTGTGGCGCGGAGCCGCAGCAGTTCGGCAACGTCGACTACATGACGTTCACCACCCCGCCACGCGCCGAGTACGTCGCTGAGGCCGCAGCCAAAGGCACGACCGGCACCGGGTTCGGCGTCAAGGTCGCGACCCCCCACAAGGCGCACGTCACGATGCGTTTCAACGAGGAGGTCCAGTGGGCCGACGAGGAGTACCAGCTCGGGGTCCTAAAGACCCTCGCCGACGCCGGCGCGGTCGCTCTGTCCCGTGCCCTCGACCTCGGTGTGTTCCACGGCATCAACCCGCTGACCGGTGTCGCAACCGCGTCCATCGTGGCTGATGACCGGATCAACACCACCACCAACCGCACCGAGACCATCGGCGCTTCAACTGCCGACACCGAGTTCGAGGCTGCCGCAGGGCTGCTCATCGCGGGCGGGTACACGCCCAACGGTGTCGCGTTCGACCCGAAGTTCGCATGGACCCTCTCGACCGCTCGTTACACGGACGGTCGCAAAAAGTTCCCCGAGCTTGGGATCGGTACGGGCATCAGCAACTTCCAGGGGCTGAAGGCGGCGACCTCCTCCACGCTGTCCGGTCTGCCTGAGGCTGCGGACACCAAACTGCGGGCCATGCTCGCGGACTGGACCGCGCTTCGCTGGGGCGTCCAGAAGACGGTCCCGGTCGAGATCATCCGCTTCGGTGACCCGGACGGTCAGGGCGACCTGAAGCGTCAGAACCAGATCGCGATGCGCCTGGAGATCGTCTGGGGCTGGGCGGTTATGGATCTGCTGGCCTTCAGCGCCATCAACGACCTCGTCTGATGCCTCGCCTTCGTAACAAGGACACCGGTGCCGTCGTGAACGTGAGCGACGTCACTGCTGCCCTTCTGGACAAGAGGGTTTGGGGGCCGGCTGAGAAGCCTGCCGCCAAGGCTCCTGCGCCAGTCAAGAGGCCGCCGGTCAAGCGGGCCGCTCGCAAGCCCGCCAAGAAGGCGGTGGCCAAGAAGGCCGCTGTCAGCAAGTCCGAATGATGGGAAGGGGTCGGTCATGGCAGTGACTTCGTTGATGATCGCGACCGCACTAGGTGTGGCCGACCCCGATCCCGCATCAACGCAATTCGCGCAGTGGACCATGTGGACCGCTGATGCGCTGATGCTGATCGAGGCCCGCGCGGCTGAGCTCGGCATCACCACGGCGTTGGATGCAGCCAAGCTGGACTACGTGGTGCGTCAGGCTGTTGTGGCTCACGTTCAGCGACCCGACGACGCCACGCAGGTCTCGGTATCGGTGGACGACGGCAGCACGTCCCGCACCTACCGCTCGGGCAAGGGTCGCATCACGATCCTTGACGAGTGGTGGACACTGCTGGGGCTCACGGACCCGACGACGGGCGCGTATTCCGTTGACACTCTTGGTCCGTGCTCGCTGCATCTGCCTTGGTGCGCGCTGAACTTCGGGGCGCTGTACTGCTCGTGTGGGGTCGACATCGCCGGCTACCCGATCTTTGAGTACTGACCGTGTTGGGCTACGACATGGCCGCGGCGCTCCCTGGACTTCGAGCGCAGGCCCTCTCGCGGATGGTCGACGCCTGCATCATCGACCGCCCCGGCGCTGAGGTCCTGAACGAGACCACCGGCCAGATGGAGACGACCTACGCGCCCATCTACGACGGGCTGATCCCTGGCGCGGGCGCCAAGTGTGAGGTCCGCCAGGTTGGCACGCAGGCAGCCTCACCGAACGCGGGCGAGCACCAGTTCGTGATCCTTGGCCATGTGGTCGCGCTGCCGGTCGACGCGACGGTCTACGCGATCGGTGACCGGGTGACGATCACCGCAGCCACCCTTGACCCCGCCCTGATCGGGCGCGTGTTCACGGTGACTTCCCTGATGCACAAGTCCTTCCCGACTGCGCGCCGGCTCGTCTGCGAAGAGGTGATCGCGTAATGGCTCAGATGGATCTGGACCTGACCGAGTTCACTAAACTCGCGGGCGACCTGCGCAAGTCCGAACTGACCCTTGCCACTGAGGTTCGCGCCATCATCCAGAAGGGCGCGCTGGTCATCAAGACGAAGATGCAGAACGAGGTCAAAGGCCTGCCCCATGCGCCCTCGTTCCCCGCGAGCATCACCTACGACACGAAGATCACGGCGCTCGGAATCGAAGCCGAGATCGGACCCGACAAAGGACGCAGGCAGGGCGCGCTGGGCAACCTGATCTACTACGGCTCCTCGAATAACGGCCCGGTCGCTGACTTGGCCGGCCCGCTCGAGGCTGAGGGCAAGGTCGTTGAGGCGTTCCTGCTCAAGGCCGTGGGGAAGATCCTGTGATCCGGGCCACGGCGGATGCGATCAAGGCCGCACTGACCCTGCCCAACTTGACCCTCTACGACACGAGGGTCGTTGACTCTCCGACGTTCCCGTATCTGGTGCTCTTCACCGGATCGCCCCGAGCAGAGGACTCCGACCGGGCCAGCGGGCACGCGTCCACAGCTGACCACGAGTTCCAGACGACGGTCGTGGGCACGAACGCCGATCAGGTGCGCCTCCTGTCTGAGTGGGTCCGCACGGCGCTGCTGGACGTCCGCCTGACCGTGACCGGCCGCACCACGGCGCGCATCAAACCGCTGTCGTCTCAGGACCCGCGCGTTGACAACGACATCCCGAGCAAGCCGATCTACGCGAGCACTGTCTGGGGATTCTTCTCCGTTCCGTCCTGAATACCGTTGCCCTGAAAGGGGATTCATCATGGCTTTCATCCAATTTGTCCGCGTCAAGGACGTCTCGACTGGGCACGAGTACGACGTCGTCGACTCGGCGGTCGACACCGACGCCCACGAGGTCCTGACGAAGTACCCACCGAACTTGACCGGCATCCCGAGGCCAGCCAAGCACCGCATCACCAAGGCCACCACCCCGGCGGCCATCACAAAGGAGAAGTGACATGGTCGCCATCGTTCTACCCCCCTCAGTCCCGGTCGACGGGATGCTCAAGGTCACCATGGTGACCACCTTCGCGGACCCCAACGTCCCCAAGCTCACCGAGCTCGCCGCCGCGTCCTCGGTCGACATCACCTGCTACCTGACCAAGGACGGGTCTTTCAAGGACTCGTTCGACCAGAAGACGTTCGTGGACGCCCGCGCCTGCACCGCCGAGGAGTGGGAGCTTCTCGGTGCGATCACACGCGGCCTGGAGGACTTGGTTTACGTGTACGGCCCGCAGGCCGCCGCTGCCTCGCCCTTGAACGCGGCGTTCGAGAAGCTGACCCCCGGATCGAGGGTGTACTTCGCGATCCGCCGAGCGCTCGCGTATGAGGCCGCCGACACCGTCGGGGACTTCTACTCCATCTGGGGTGCGACGTTGGGTGGTCGCGCCGAGGTTGGCGACACCACGAACTCGGTGTTCAAGATGCGCCAGAAGACCTCGCCGTACTTCTACGCGGAGAAGGTTGCGCTCGTCGCCTGACCCACGTTCGGGTGGGTGCGTGGCCCTGGCCGGCGCGCGCCCACCCTTCACCACCATCCGGCCAGAACCCACTACCGGCCAGGAGACTGCCATGCCCGAAACCACACCCACCCCCGACGACACCACATTCTCGATTGACGACTGGATCAGCGGCGCAACCAGACCTGAGACCGTCATCATGCTCTCGTCCAAAGGCCACGAGTACGGCCAGTTCAAAGCCCTCGAGGTTGAGCTGTACGCCGCACAGAAGGCCACCGACACTGCCGGGGACGACCGCCTCGTGTCGGTCACCAACACCGAGCCTGCCCGGATCGCGGCGGAGATGGACGCCCTGACCAAGGTCATCGACAAGGGTCGGCGCCCGTTCCGGCTCCGTGGCCTGTCCGACGCTGATCTGAAGGTCATGCGTGCGGCGACCAAGGATCTGGACGAGGACGAGACGACCGCGCACCTGCTGGCCATGTGCTGCATCGACCCGGTGCTGACTCCTGCGAAGTGGGTTGAGCTGCGGCAGGCCCTCGGTGAGGGCCAGTACTCGCAGGCGATAAGGGCCGCGAACACGGTCAGTTTCGGTGAGGCGGTGGATGCGCCTTTTTCGTTAGCGTCTTCGATCGTTCTGTCGGCAACCAAGCAGTCCTAGCGGATCTTCGGGCGGCCCGCGCCTGGCACGTCCCGCTGAGTGTGTTCCGTAGGCAGCGTCGTCCTACCGCGAAGTGGTTGCGCTCGGATACCCTGCTTGCGGCGGCGCTGCTGCTGTACGAAGACAGCCTGAATGACTTGGGGATACCCCGCTACGAGGCGATGGACCCGGCCAACGACGGCGACAACCCACGGCGCACAGGCGAGTTCGTCGTCTCTCCGCCACTTCGTGACCACGCCATCACAGCGCTAGAGCGAGCCCGCGCGGCCGTCACGAAGGCCGAGATGCCGTATCCGGAGGGGTTGAGGATGAGTGTTCATCTTGAGCCCATCGAGCGACCTGAACCGCTAGAATGAGGGCAGTAAGGCGGCCCCGGTTACTAGCCGGGGCCTAACGAATCACCTAGTTGGAGGTGGCCCGCTGTGGCCAAGCGTACCTGTTCCATCGAAGGCTGCGAGAGTGCCGCGAAGACCCGTGGCTGGTGTAACAAGCACTACCTGCGCTGGTGGCAAACCGGGTCGACTGACCCGCGTGTCCGTGAACAGACCCTTCCATGTTCCATTGATGGCTGTAATGCCGTCACCGAGGCGCACGGATGGTGCGACAAGCATTACAAGCGCTGGCGCGCCTACGGGTCGCCAATGGCGCTACTGCAACGCGATCAGGAGACTGCGGTGCCACCGTGCCGCGTCGAAGATTGCGACACCTCGGCTCACTCCCGTGGTTGGTGTGCGAAGCACTACGCCCGCTGGCTCAGAACGGGAGACACTGAGGGGCTTCGTGCGAAGGGTCCTATACGAAGTGACATGGTTGGCAACGGTAGAGCCCATGGACGGGTACGCAAGGACCGGGGAATCCCAAGTTCACATCAGTGCATCGACTGCGGCAAGACCGCCGCACATTGGTCTTATGACCACGCGGACCCCGACGAACTGACATCAGAAAAAGGGCCATACAGCCTCGACGTGGAGCGCTACCAACCGCGATGCGTTCCCTGCCACAAGCGGTTTGACCTCGCCATCCTCAAGAGCCGAGTGCCGACGGCCTAGTTGCTGCGGGCCATCCCAGCCCCCCACATGACGGCGCCGATCACGGCAACCACAAGGCCGATACCGATCAGGCGTGGAAGGTTGCTGGCCAAGCCGACCCCGGCGAGCAGCAGACCACCTACACCGGTTCGCCAGCCTGCCGACTCTCGATCCGCTGCACTCTTTCGCGTCTTGCTCATTCATTCAGGCTAGCCATGATCGGAGGTTCCCGTGTCCGATCGCACCGTAAAGGCGATTCTGAAGGCTGATGTTTCCTCGCTCGTCAACGGCATGAAGCAGGCGCAGAAGGCCACGGAGGACTTTGCCAAGAAGTCCACCACGTCTGCGACAGACAACAAAGCGGACTGGCAGATGCTCGGTCGGACCGCGATGGTCGCCGGCGGGCTACTGGCTGTCGGTGTCGGTTTGGCGGTCAAGTCGTTCGCCGATTTCGACCAGAAGATGTCTGGGGTTAAGGCCGTCTCTGGCGCCACGGCGGGCGAGATGGACAAACTCAGCAAGGCTGCGATCAAAGCCGGCCAGGACACGAAGTACAGCGCGTCCGAATCCGCTACGGCTGAGGCGGAGCTGGCCAAGGCCGGCATCTCAGTGGCTGACATTCTCGGCGGCGCCTTGCTCGGCTCCCTGAACTTGGCCGCCGCTGGGAACCTTGACCTGGCGACCGCGGCCACGATCAGCGCGCAGGCGATGAATATTTTCAAGCTCAAGGGTTCCGACGTCGGGCATATCGCGGATGTCCTAGCTGCCGGTGCGAACAAGTCCGCCGCGGACGTCACCCAGCTCGGTGAAGCGATGAAGCAAGGCGGTCTCGTTGCCGCCCAGACTGGCCTCTCATTCGAGGAGACAGTCGGGGCGCTGTCCGCGTTTGCTGACTCAGCCCTGGTCGGAAGTGACGCAGGGACGTCGTTGAAGTCGATGCTCCAAAGGCTCACGCCTCAGTCCGCTCAGGCGCAGAAGGAGATGGATCGGCTCGGGTTCTCGGCCTACGACGCACAGGGCAACTTCATCGGGCTCAAGGGCTTGGCCGGCGAGCTGTCGTCGTCTTTCTCAGGTCTGACTGTTGAACAGCGCAACGCGTCGCTGGGCATAATCTTCGGGTCGGACGCAGTGCGCGGTGCGAACGTCCTCTACCAGCAGGGCGCGGCTGGCATCGACACGTACACCAAAGCCGTGGACGACAACGGCGCCGCGGCACGTATGAGCGCGATCCAGATGGACAACCTTGCTGGCGACCTTGAGCAGTTGAAGGGCTCCATCGAGACGGCGCTGATCCAGGCCGGGTCCGGTGGCAACGATGCCCTTCGGTCGCTGGCGCAGACCGCGATGAAGGCCGTCAACGCGTTCGGTGGACTACCTGCGCCGGTGCAGAAGAGTGCGCTCGGGCTGGCTGCCGTCACATCCGCTGGTCTGCTCACGGTCGGCGCGATCGGCACGATGTACCCCAAGGTTGTTGAGACTAAGAGGGCTTTGGATAGGTTGGCTGGGTCCAGTAAGTTCGCTGGTGGCGCGATGAAGGGGCTTGGTAAGGCTGCCGGAATCGCTGCCGCCCTCGCCGCAACACTTGCTGTCATCTCGGCTATTTCGAACGCAACTCAGACTGCGGTCCCTGGTATTGAGGCGACCACTGCTGCTCTGCTCTCAGCAGGAAGCGCAGCAGGTTCGTCGGGTGCCAGCATCGCCGCTATCGACAATCTCTTTAAGGGGGTTGGTGGCGATGACACATGGTCATCGCCGGTCGACAACCTGGCGCAGGCGTTTAGGCGTCTGACTGACAAGAACACGATGGAGTCGCTCAACGACAATATCGATGGCGTGATCGGCATGACTGACGCCGCCACGAAGTCGACGCAGGTGTTCAACAACATTGGTACAGCTCTCGCCTCGCTGGTTTCCTCAGGCCACGCAGACCAAGCCTCGGCGCAATTCGATGCGATGGCCAAGAAGCTGGGGCTGACCGGCGCCGAGACCAACCAACTGATGCACCTGATGCCCGCCTATGGCGAGTCGCTTGCCGGGGTATCCAACGACGCGAAACTGGCATCCGGTGGCACCGACACTCTCGCCACCGCACAGACCGACCTTGCCACTGAGACACAGAAGGCCAAGGATGCGAT